GAGGCTTTCACGACGATATCTGGATTGCCAGCTTGGAAAACAAACTACGCAACAGCAAAGACGATGTAGTTATATCAGACTGTCGTTTCCCCAACGAAATAAAATCAATTAAATCAGCAGGCGGCATTGTTGTACGTGTTGTGCGCGGAGAAGAACCTGAATGGTACGAAGATGCTGTCAATGCTAACCGTGGCGAAGTTGGTAATTTCGCATGGGCCACTAGCCGTAGCAGACTTGAAAAGATAGGAATTCATGCTAGTGAAACAGCATGGGTTGGGACTAAGTTTGATGCTATACTAGACAACAATGGATCAATCGACGACTTGTTTGCCCAAGTCAAAGGTCTGGTACAAGATCACCTTGACGCCACTTCACACCTTCACGATGCAGCAGTCGCTGACAGTTTGAACATACAGTCTTAAGGTTAGTGTGGCGGCAGTTGTTTAAATCGCCGTCCACATGAAACACATTAAACACTTCTGAATAAGGGCTTTTAAAACCGCACTTGTCACAAGTGTTTTTTATTTTGTAGCCAGCACGATGCCATCTGGCAATACCAGCATACTTGCCACCTTTAAGACAAGCTTCACAGAGTTTACGATAATAAGTACGTCCGCTTTTAACATAGTTAACGGCAGCTGGCCTATATCCGCACAAGCATAATGGTCTCATATAATACTTATCCCTTTTCTGTCCCTTTTTAAGGCAGTATATGTAGGCCGAATTACCAAAATCCACTAAATACAAGTAGGAATCGTATTCATTGGAGATCAACAAATGGCTCAATTAAGTTCACCGGGCGTAGCAGTTACCGTAATAGACGAAAGTTTTTACACACCAGCGGCACCGGGCACAACACCTTTAATCATCGTAGCATCGGCTGAAAACAAAGCCAATGGCTCAAACACAGGAACCGCACCTGGCACACTAGTGGCCAATGCTGGCAAGACATATTTGCTAACCAGTCAGAAAGACTTGGCAGATACGTTTGGTACTCCTACGTTTAAAACAGACGCAAACAACAATCCTATTCATGCTGGCGAACAGAACGAATATGGACTACAAACAGCATACAGCTATTTAGGCGTAAGCAATCGTGCTTATGTTATTCGTGCTAATTTAGATATGGATCAATTAGATGCCCAATCAGAAGCACCAGCTGGCTCACCAGTAGATGGACAATACTGGCTAGACACTGCTAACAGTAAATTTGGTATTTTTCAATGGAACAGCGCAGAAGCAACTGTAACCACTGGCCAAACATTTATTAATCAAGTTCCAACAATTATCACTGAAGCTAGTAAATTAGAAGCTGCCTCAGGTGGTAACGGATTTTCTCCTAAAACAAGTATTGGTGCTGTAGGCGACTATGCTATTACTTTATATTCAGGCAATTATGCTCTTTGGTTTAAGAAAGCTAAAACAGCAACAGTTGCAGGTACATGGGTAGCAGTTGGTTCAACTGCATGGAGAGCTAGCTGGCCAGTTGTACAAGGCACAATTTCAAGTCCTACACTAGAATCAGGCGATTCTTTTGTTATCACTATTAACGGCACTGACGATTACATTTATACAGGACATCTTTCATTAAGCTCATTGGTTACAGACATCATGACTGGTGCTGAAACTGGAGATGCTGGCCAAGATGATGCCGTATCAGCCATTCCAGGCGTTACTGCTGCAATTGTTAACAACCGTTTAGAACTATATTCAACTGGCGTAAACGTTGTGTTGTCTGGTTCTGCTTTAGTTAAGGTAGGTATGGTAGCTGGTACATACAGAGCTCCAACATTACAAATTAGTACTCATACAGTAGTGCCAAACTTTAAACGTCTAATTAGTCCAAGCACTTATAACGACGGCAATCCAACTGGTTCTTTATGGGTTAAAACAACTGAGCCTAACTTGGGTTCACGTTGGAGAGTTAAGGTATACAGCGAAGCAACTGGTGCGTGGATTGAAAAAACAGCTCCAATCTATCAAGATTCAGCTTACGCTTTAAAAGGTTTAGATTCATCAGGCGGCGGCATTAACTTAGCACAAGGCACACTGTACATCAAATCAAATATTGATGAACTAACTGCTTCTCAGGCAACATTTAAAGTTTATGCTCGTAGAAATGCTGGCGCAACAACAATTACATCAGATGTAATTACATCGTTTACAACAACTACAAGTAACGTATTCACAATTCAAGAAACTGTAAAAGGCAAAGAAACATTGTCCGATACTCTTAGCGTATCATTTACTGGTTCAGCAGGTGTTGACGGATTTATTGCTGCACTAACAGCAAAACTAGCCGATGCTACATGGGACGGCTTGCCAATTACTTCTAGAATTACAGTATCTAAAACCTCAACCGGCGCAGTGGTAATTACTCACAATGACGGCGGCGAAATAGTATTTGACGATACAACTGGTACTGCTATTACTGATTTGTTTACAGTATTCAATGTTAGTAACAGCTCAACAACTGTAAACTTCTACGCTGGCGCAACAGCTGGTGAGTATGTTGCTAGCTTATGGAGCCCATACGCAGACATTACAACTTCAGCAACTTCTCCAGTAACAGAAGCCGCTGACGGCCAGTTATGGTACAGCAGTTTAGTCGACGAAGTTGATATCATGATTAACAATGGTACAACATGGGTCGGCTATCAAAATTATACATGGAACAGCGGTCAAGAGCCTTGGGCAGGCGGCCCGATGGTGGCAGCTACCAAGCCAAAACTAAATCCAGACGGCGGAACATTACGTCAAGGCGACTTGTGGATTGACACAAGCGACATTGAAAACTATCCATCAATTTACAAATATAACGTAAGTTTACAAAAGTGGATTGCTGTAGATGCTACCGACCAAACAACAGACGACGGCATTTTATTTGCTGATGCTCGCTGGGCGGTTAACGGTGGTACTGCTACTGCTCAAACATCTAGCACTATTGTTGAACTACTAGACAGCAATTTCTTAGACTTCGACGCTCCAGATCCAGCACTATATCCAACAGGCATGTTGTTATGGAACTTGCGTAGAAGCGGATTTAACGTTAAGAAATTTGTACGTGATTACGTTGATGTTAACGGCGAAAATGCTCGTTTTAACAACGGCGAATTAATGACTGACTACTATCCACATCGTTGGGTTACAGAGTCTGGCAACCAAGAAAATGGTGTTGGAACATTTGGACGTAAAGCACAGCGTAAAGTTGTTGTACAAGCTCTACAAGCACTTGTCAATACTAACCAACAAATCCGTGATGAAGAATCACGTGTGTTTAACTTGATTGCTTGCCCAGGATATCCTGAACTAATTGGTGAGTTAGTAAGTCTAAACTATGATAGAGGCCTAACAGCATTTGTTGTAGGCGATACACCAGCACGTTTAACTAGTGATGCTACTAGCTTGAATAACTGGGGTAAAAACACAGCTGGCGCAGTGGAAGATAACGACACTGGCCTAGTAAGCAGTGACGAATACTTAGGTATTTTCTATCCATGGGGTTACACTAGCGACAACTTTGGAAACAATGTTGTTGTACCACCGAGCCACATGATGTTGCGCACCATTGCTCTAAGTGACCAAGTTTCTTATCCATGGTTTGCTCCGGCAGGTACAAGACGTGGCGGTATTACTAACGCTACGGCAGTTGGTTACGTTACAGCAGAAGGCGAATTCCAGTCAGTAGCATTGAACACTGGGCAACGTGATACTCTTGCTGATAGCAAAATTAACCCATTAACATTTATTACAGGCACAGGACTTGTTAACTACGGACAGTACACTCGCGCAAGAAACGCAAGTAGCTTGGATCGTATTAACGTGGCTCGCTTGGTAATTTATCTACGTCGTCAATTCTCACTATTGGCCAAGCCATATGTGTTTGAACCAAACGACAAGATTACACGAGACGAACTTAAAGGTGCGGCTGAAAGTCTATTACTAGAACTAGTAGGACAACGTGCTCTATATGACTACATTGTAGTTTGCGACACAAGCAACAACACACCAGCACGTATTGATCGTAACGAACTATATTTAGACGTTGCTATTGAACCAGTAAAAGCAGTGGAGTTTATTTACATTCCATTACGCTTGAAGAATACTGGCGAAATTGCTGGCCTAACACAATAACGGAGCATATAACATGGCAATCGCAAGTTTATCAAAATTTACCGTACCGCTAGCATCGGATCAATCAGCTAGCGCACAAGGTATGTTAATGCCGAAGTTAAAATATCGCTTTAGAGTGATGTTTGAAAACTTTGGCGTATCAACACCAACAACAGAATTAACAAAACAAGTTCAAGACGCGGCCCGACCAAGTGTTAGCTTTGATAACCAGAAAATTATGGTTTACAATTCAACTATCAACTACGCTGGCCGACCAACATGGGCTGAGATGACTGTTAAGTTACGCGATGACGTAACCGGTTCAGTATCCAAGCTAGTTGGCGAACAAATGCAAAAACAATACGACTTCTTTGAACAAGCAAGTGCAGCTTCAGGCGGCGACTACAAGTTCTTAATGCGTGTTGAAATGCTAGACGGCGGCAACGGAGCACAAACTCCTAACGTTCTTGAAACATGGGAATGTTATGGTTGCTACATTCGTCAAGCACAATATAACGCATTAGGTTATGGTGCTCAAGACGTTTTAACAATCGACCTAACAATTCAACCAGATAATTGTATCCAAACAAGTGGTGGATCGGCTGCTCCAACACAACGTCGTTTAGGTACAGCGGCAACAGCGTCAGGTAACAGAACTTAATAATTAAGCTCACTTAGGTGAGCTTTTTTATGACTATTCATTAAGTACGCAGTTAATATATTGAATAAATATTAGTATGGCCTTTACTCCTAATTCGTTTTTATATCGTCCTAGCAACGTCACGCTCCGTGATCAACAACACGCGGCTCGTGTGTTTACAGACGACCAATTTAGACTTGCGCCCAAGCACAAGTTCTTATTCCATGTGGCATTTAATATTAATCCCGCGGCGTTACGAGATATTAATATAGTTCAACGTCACAGAAACGAAATTAATGTAATGGTTAAAGATACCGATTTGCCTAATTATACAGTTAGTGTTGATACATTAAATCAGTATAACAGAAAGAAAAACGTACAAACTACACACAAGTATAATGCTATCAACATGACATTTCATGATGATAACATGGGGTTAGTTAATCAGTTGTGGCAAAACTATTATAGTTATTATTATGCTGATCCATCTAGTAGCGGTAATCCAGGCGCATATAAAAGAACAGCGATGAAAAACTCTAACTACGTTAATAACCCTTACGGTTTAGATAACGGTAGTACAACCCCGTTCTTTAATTATATCACAATATATCAAATGGCGCGACATGAATTTGTTAGCTATACACTAATTAATCCAATTATTTCTTCGTGGAATCACAACAAGGTTAGTTACAGTCAAAGCGGCACTCATGATAATACTATTTCTATTCAATACGAAGCAGTAAACTATGGTAGCGGCTTGGTAACTCCTGGAGATCCGGAAGGATTTGGCCTAGAACATTATGACCAAACACCTAGCTCGTTAATTGGCAGTGTCGATGCCGCTCCAGTTAGTCCGTCATTTGCTGACCAACCAGCACCATCAGGTAACGCATCGACGTTGAATACTCTAGTGCAACAAACTAACACCTACTTAAATACTCGTCAGAAAGAGGATATTAATACCAGCGCAAATATTTTATCTAAAGTAACTGGTAGCCCAAGCCCTGCGCCACTTAACGGTTTACAAGGGTTTCAATTTCCAGAAACTCAAACAACATCAACAGTAACACCGGCAAAACAAGTTACATTTACAAACACAGCGAGATAACATCATGTCTTCTAATTTACCATTATCAACAGTAGTAGGTTCTACTGTCGAAGTTAAAGAATTCTTTGACAAATATTATACTACCAAGGTTAGTTTTCCCAGCAATCAAATCGATGCTGTTATTGGTTTCTTTACCAAAAACGGTTTTGATAAACAAAGCGCAAGAAGTACAGGCATTGTATTATTAAACCAAGCTAGAATCGATGGCGTTAATGTATTTGAATTAATTGACAGTCTTACTGCGTTAACACAAGTTCAACTAAGCCAAGTGGTAGCACAGATTTTAAACAGCTACAGAGAAAAAACTAGTTTACTAGGTTATCGCATTGCGCAAACTACGGATACATACGAAAGTAGAAATATTTTAGTATAATATATGGCTAGCAAATTTGCTCGTGGAAAATTTCAAATGACTCAACCAGAAAAGTATGTAGGAACAAAAGTTCCAACGTACCGTTCAAGCTGGGAATTTAGTTTTATGAAATTTTGCGATACAAATATTAGCGTGCAGAAATGGGCAAGTGAAGCTGTACAAATTCCATACCGAGATCCACTAACTGGTAGACAAACAGTTTATGTACCAGACTTTTTTATACAGTATGTAGATAAGCTAGGAAAAATGCACGTTGAGCTTATAGAAATAAAACCAGCAAGCCAATCAATACTAGAACGTGTAGGCAAAAACAAATATAATCAAGCACAATTTGTAAAGAATCAAGCCAAGTGGGCCAGTGCTAATTTATGGTGTAAACAGCAAGGTATCAAATTTCGCGTAGTTAACGAAAATGATTTATTCCATAATGGCGGATGATAAGTAAAGTATGACTAAAAAACTTGAAGAACTCCTAAATCTTCCCGAGAGTAAAAAAATTATCAAAGAGGAAGAAAAGAAACAAGCTAAAGCTGAGATTTCTAAACCTGAACCATTCCTACGTAGTATGGACGAATTTGATAAAATCTCAGCTGCATTGCCAGCAGTTAAAGGATTAGGCGATGCTACAGACGCAGAGTTTGATTCTCTAGCGCAACGTGCTACAGATGCGTATGATGATTTAATCGACCTAGGCATGAATGTAGAAGCACGTTATTCAGCACGTATTTTTGAAGTTGCGGGTACTATGCTTAAGAACGCAATCGACGCTAAATCAGCTAAAGTTGACAAAAAACTTAAAATGATTGAGTTACAACTTAAAAAACAAAAGATGGATCAAGATGCGCAAATCGGTGACGATAAAGGCATTAACTTGAATGGCGACGGCGTAATCATCACAGATCGCAATAGTTTAATTGAAAAACTACGCAATATGAAATAAATATAGTTAACGGGATTACACAATGAAATCATTTAAAGAGTACTTAACAGAGAGCAAACAAACCTACGATTTTAAGGTTAAAATTGCTGGCGATTGTCCAAAGGACTGCGCTAAAAAGATTAAAGAAGCTTTGTCCATGTACAAAGTAGAATCATGCTCAGCAGGCAAAAGTATGCCAATTGCTGAAACTTATGCGGATTTTCCAACACAGCGTAACATTGGTATTACTGTATTTGACGTATGTTTATCATATCCAAGTACAACAGATCAAGTACGTAATGCTCTAGGCGGAGCATTAGGAGTGCCAGTTACCAACGTTAAAGTTCGTAACATGAGAGAGGAAGCAGAAGTTGCTCTTAATCATGCTAATGATGAAAAA